ATTCCGTTGGAGAGCTGAGTTCTCAGACCAGTTCTCTTGGAAATGCGATCCGCAGTCTTGGCGACACCTTCAACTCGGATTTCCTAAAGAGCCTGGGCAACGGCATCAGCAAGGTCGGTGACACGGTCAATACGGTCACGGGTCTAGTGGACAAGCTCGGCTCCATGAAGAACACCATCGGAAATCTCGGAAATACGATGCAGAACCTTGGCAATGTCCTCGGTACAGAGAACGGCGGTGGTCTGTTGTCCAACATCGGAGATTTCTTGTCGAAGATCGGCAGTGCAGATGGAGGTCAGATCGTGTCGAAGTTTGGCAATCTGATCTCTGGGCTGACCTCCAAAATGGGCGGTCTGGGAGAGGGAATCTCCGGCATCATCTCGAAGCTGGGAAGCCTTGGCTCCAGCGGTGGGGGAATCCTGTCGAATCTGGGTGGGCTGCTTTCCGGTGTAGTGTCGAAGATCGGCGGCTTAGGCGGCAGTCTTTCCGGTATCGTATCATCTATCGGTTCTTCGCTGGGCGGTATTGCCGGGACAGTCGGCACAACGCTTTCCGGTCTGCTCGGATCTGTGGGTACGACTGTATCCGGTCTGGCCGCTGGCGCGGGTACAGCCCTTGCAGGCGTAGCAAGCTCCGCAGGTGGGTTCCTCGCATCCGCAGGCACAGCACTTGCCGGCTTGGCGGGTCCTGCAGGTATCGTAGTGGCAGCCGTTGGCGGCATCGGTCTTGGACTGACGAGCCTCTGGAAAAACTGCGATGGCTTCCGGGAAGGTGTCACAAATATCTGGAACAAGGTTACGTCGGTATTCTCGAATGGAGTAAACGCCATCAAGAACGGTATTTCTAATGCGGCTTCTGCTATTGGCAATGTGGCATCGTCCATCTGGGGCGGTATCAAGAACGTGGCTTCTTCGGCAGTCAGCTGGGGCAAGGACATCGTTGGCGGTATCGCGGGCGGTATCAAGAAAGGCGTGAGCTGGGTCGGCAATGCGGTCAAGAGTGTGGCAAATGGCATCCGCTCGTTCTTGCACTTCTCTGTGCCGGATGAAGGACCGCTGGCAGATGCCGATACCTATATGCCCGACTTCATGAAGCTGCTTTCCGGCGGCATCAAGAAAGGCGAAGGCGGACTGATCAGCCAGATCAGGTCGATGGCAGCAAAGGTACAGCAGGGTATGGAGGGCATCAGCTCCTTCAGTCTGCCGGAACTGACCTTGCCACATTTCGATGGCTCCGGTTGGAACTTCCCGCAGGCGGCTCTGGCCGGAGGTGGCACCACCCGGACGACCAACCTTGGCGGTGTGTATATCACAGTCAACGGTTATAATGCCCGGAACGACGATGAACTCGCACAGACCGTTGCCGATAAGATCAACGGCATGATCCATGAGGATGATTCGGTCTTCAAGTAAAGGAGGAGATGCGTATGGGCTATAACACCCCAAAGCAAACAGTATCACAGTTTCAGTTAAAAGACAGATATGCCAGACAGTATCTGTCGTTTGCCGGGAAGTCCAGCAAAGACTTCCTATTATATTTGTCTGGTCCCGGTGTATATGATTCCCCGGCTGCGGATGTGGAGAGCACCTCCGTACCCGGCAGGAACGGAGACATCCTCACCGAGAATGCAAAGGCAGGCCGCCGCAGATATCAGAACGTGGATATCAAGTATAAAGCTTTTTTCTTCAACGGACTGCCAGCTAAGACAGCAGCAGTCAAGGCATGGCTTCTGTCGCCGGTGGGGTATCAGAAATTGCAGGATACCTACGACCCGGATTTCTTTCGGATGGCGGTCTGCAAGGATGCCCTTGCTTTTGATGTGACTGCTCAGAAAGCCGCTGAGATGGAGCTGGCATTTAACTGTAAGCCCCAGAGGTGGAGCGTGGACGGGCAGCGGACAATCCGGCTGGATGGCAGGTCGACCTTAAAGAACCCCTTCGCTTTTCCTGCACAGCCCATCTTCAAGGTTTACGGAGACAGCGGCGGCGAGCTGTATGTGGGGGAAGAGAAGATCACCATCCACAGCATCAAAGACTATGTGCTGCTCAACTGTGAGACGCACAACGCTTACAACGCTTTCGGCTTCTGCAATGAGACCATCCTTTCGGATGACTTCCCGGAACTGCCGGAGGGAAAGACACAGATCACATGGACAGGCGGTATCACGGCGGTGGAAGTCATTCCCCGTTGGTGGACGCTCTGAGGGGAGGTGCAGCCAGTGATCCCATGTTTATATGATTCCAGAGAAATGAAATTTGATAATAACGGCATTGGAAAGCTGACAGATGCACAGTCTTGTACCGTGACTGAAAAACGAAACGGTAGCTATGAGCTGAAGCTCATCTGTCCGGCAGATGGCATCCATGCAGAGATGCTGGAGGAGGGAAACGTCATCCTTGCCAAACCATCTGATACGATGCAGCCGCAGCCGTTCCGTATCTACAAGATCACGACCCCTATTGATGGAAAGCTGGAAGTTCAGGCACGGCATATTTCCTATCAGCTCAACTTTATTACAGTTTCCCCGTTCTCAGTGAGTGGGTGCGCAGGAGCGGTGCAGGGGCTGAAAAGCCATGCGGCTTCCGACTGTCCGTTCTCAGTTTGGACAGATGTGGCATCCAGTGCGATGTTTACTGTGTCCGTTCCGGCATCTTTCCGAAACTGTCTGGGCGGTATGGATGGTTCGGTATTGGATACTTTTGGAGGAGAGTTCGAGTGGGACCGCTACACAGTCAAGTTTCACAGAGCCAGAGGTGCGGACCACAACGTTCATATCGTCTACGGCAAAAACCTGACGGATTTCAAGATGGAGAAATCCATCGAGAATACCATTACAGGAGTGCATCCGTACTGGGTGGACAACGAAACACAGGCGGTTATGGAACTGCCAGAAAAAGTGGTCATGGTCAGCCGAAAATCTGTGCCGTATCAGAAGATTACGGTGCTGGACTGCACCAGTGCCTTTCAGGAAAAGCCATCGGAAGCGGCTTTGCGAGAGTATGCACAGGACTATATTGATACGACCAGCCTGACAGAGCCGGAGATCGACATTAAAATCGACTTCATTCAGCTTTGGAATACACCCGGATATGAGGATGTTGTACAGGCAGAACAGGTCTCGCTCTGTGATACGGTTCATGTGTATATCTCGAAGCTGGGCATTGAAGCCAGTTCCAAGGTTACAGAAACCGAATATGACTCGCTTTTGGAACGGTATAACAGCATCACGCTGTCGAATTCTACGGTCAGCAGCCGAAATTCCTCCCTGACAAGCTCCCTTAACAGTATCCGAAATACAGCAACCGCCGCATACGATACCGCAGTCCGTGTGGAAACAGCAGTGGGAGAGCAGATGGGCGGCATTTCGGCCTCCATTATCTATGATGGTGCGTTGTTTGCTGCACTGTTCGGCCTTCATTATAAAAATGAGACGGACAGTAAGGGGAATACGACTCGGTACGCATTCAACGCAGCAACTCTGAAACAGTCAACGGTTGCGTGGAAGAATAGCCCGGCCGGATTTTTTGTTTCCACAGATGGCGGGAAGACATGGGGATATGGCTGGGAGTCAGATGATTCCGCAGTCAAAACAGCAATCCTGCTGGAGCAGACACTCAAGGAACTGGACGACCGTTACAAGAAAGCAGCCGAGCTTTCCGAGGAGTTGCTGGAGGAACTGGATGAGCGGTACAAAACAGCGACCGCTATTTCTGCAGAACTTCAGAAAACGCTCGATCAGCGGTATGAAACGGCAAAGAAGCTGTCCAAAGAACTGTATGAGGAACTGGATAGGCGATACAGCACCCTCACGGAAATCTCAGATGATTTGCAGAAGGAACTGGATGCGAAGTATCAGCCGTATATCCCTGTGTCCGAAAGTGCGCCGGAAGATCCGGCAGAGGATTCCTTCTGGGTCGATAAGAAGAACCTTCGGTTAAAACTGTGGGACGGAGAACAGTGGCAGACGATTGGATATGAACCGGAAGAACCTGATCCAGAGCCAACGGAACCGTCCACACCGACCGAGCCTGAAACCCCGGATACCGAAAAGCCGGGTAGTGAAGATAAGGATACGGAAAACAAAGAGGAAACAGATAATAAGGAGACGGATCAGGAAGGAGGGAGCTCGTAATGGTCACAGGCATTTATCAGGAAGTGGAATTGTCGCTGACGGAGAATCTGATCCCGGTGACGGTTCCGGTCAAGCAGTATGACAACAAGGCGAGAAAAGTTCGCTGTGTTTTGTATAACAACTCTGTGGAATATACCGTGCCGCAGAATTGTATTGTAGCCTGTTCCGGTACCCGTCCGGACGGTACGATCTTCCACTACACGAGCGAAACTGCGCCAGACCTTGTATTCGTTGAGAAGGGGGCGGTCCTCTTTACGATCACGACCTTCATGACGGCGCAGGCCGGACGTTTTCCGCTGGATGTTGTTATGCTCAGCACAGAAGGTGATGTCCTTGGCTCATTCTCTCTTACGTTAAAGGTGGAGAGGGCGGCCATCAATAACGGCAAGATCGCCACTTACACATTTGCAGCATTCCTGAAAGCTGTTCGGGATGGCATCCGAAATCTGTTTATAGACAAGGCAGGCTGCTTTGGCTTTGAGTCGGATGACGGTCTGGGACTGAGTGATAGATCGGAGTCCAGTTCCGTAGAAAAGCTGTGCCGTGAGATTGTGGAAGGATCGATTACGGAGGATGGCTATTTTGCATTTGAAACAAAATGCGACCTTGGGCTGATATTCACAACCGATGAAGAAGGACATCTGGTCGTGGAATATGGCGAGGATGATGTGTCAGTGTAAGGCTGACAGAAAGGGGTAATATGGCAAAATACACAGGCCGCCGGATCGTTCCTAAACATGCAGGCGAATGGGACATCCGGAAAGAATATGAGGAGCTGCAGATCGTACTGGATGCAGACAGCGGCAACAGTTTTATCTCCAATCTTCCGGTGCCGAAAGGAACGGCTCTGAGTGATGAGAAGTATTGGAGCCTGTTCAGCCTGCATAGTGAGCAGATCGCAGAGGCAGAGGAGCATCTGACCCAGACGGCCGAAGATATCCGCTCAGAGCTTTTGGAAACAGAAAACCGGATTAACAAAAATGTATCCGACACGGAAGGCCGTATCAATGAAAGTCTCTCCAGCACAGAAAGTAAGGTAAACACCAGCCTGTCCGAGACAGAAAACCGTGTGACTGCGCGTGTGGAGAATGCAAAATCGGATCTGACTGCAAAAGTCGCAGCGGCAGAGCAGCAGATGAATCAGAACGCCCAGGATGTCGCACAGACAAACAAGGCTCTGAATGCCCGGATGGATCAGATTGCAAAAGGGAGAACCTCTGACACAGAAGTCCTTGATGCAAGAGTGGATTCGGAGGGGAATACCTTTGACAACCTTGGAGCAGCGATCCGTTCCATCTATCCGAAAGCAAAAGAAGGGCTGGATGCACTGCAGGAATCCAAGGTGGATGCAAACTATGATGCGACCGGCGAACTGACAGAAGGCATTACAGTCAACACGATCAATGGAGAAACGCAGAAGTTTGAGCATGTCCAGACGACAGCACTGATCCCGGTAGATACCGCCTGCCAGAAAGTTTACTAT